TGTGCCGTAGGCCTCGTAGACGGTTGAGTCGCTCTCGCGATCTCGGTTGATAACGATTACCACGTAACGGCCGTGAGCAATCTTGTTGATGTCGTCCTTCAAAGTCTGTGTGCGGTCGAACGCACGCATGATGACCTGATGGGAGAATGAGTTTCCATAAGTGCCTTTGTTCATCTGTACGCTGGCCTCAAAGGCCTTCTCGTGGCTGGTGAACTTGCAACCTTTGGTTGTGCCTGCCAGAACGATGGAGCTGATGACGCCGTTGCTCTCTGTTATGTCGGCTGCCTTCCAGTCATCGAAGTTAATCAATATCGCTTCGCCCAGTATGCCGGCAACGGCATTACGGCATGATGCCATAGCGAGGTTTCCTGTAATTTTACTGCAATCCATAGTTATACGTTTTTTTGATTGTTTGTTTGTTGTCTGTTCTTATACAAGGCGGGGCGGCTGCGGCCGTCGCGACCATGACCGCCCCAAATGCCTTGCCTTTCCTTGTCTCTTATTCGGCATAAATGAAATGGTCGGGGTTGGCGATTTTGGCATCTAACTTATCCTTGAGCAAGATGTAATTCTTGCGTGAGGTCTTGTCGTACCATATGTCGAACTCTCCGAATTCACGCTCTCCGTTAGGAGTACCTACGGCAAGTACTGACTTGGTGGTCAGCAGTGCGCGATGCGGTTTGAAGTAGGTGTCACCGAGGTCGTTGTATGCCTGGATCATCTCGTCCCATATTGCCATAGGCACTACGGGGACGCCGAGGAATGACAGCACCTGTACACCCTCTACGAGGTTGACGTACGTGCGGTCAATACCCTTACCGATGAGATACTGCTCGTATGCGTCGGCGATGGACTGGGTGACGAGGAACTTCGGGCGGTTCTCCACGTTAGTGTCGGCCTTCATCTGACGTAATTTGATAGGAGCCTTGTACCACATATCCGAGAGCAGTGTGTAGGCACGATCGGGTGTCATATAAGTCATCTGTCCGGTCTTGCTGTCCTGGCTGTTGGCAGTGATTGTCACACCGCGCGTGTTGTCCTCGGCAACCAAGCCACGGAGCTGTTTGAACAGACCGTCGATGATGTCGAAATACTCGGGATCAACGTCCTCGGTGATGTAACCACCCTCGTTGACGGTGACGGTATTCGTGGTGTCCTTTGAGTAGTAGGTCGTGTCAGCCTCTGCGTTATCTGTTGCGGCGGTGCCGCTAAGGTAGATGATAGTGCCGTTGGCGAGGGCGCACTTAACTGCACCTTCGGTGGCCTCGGGAACGGCCGTGTAGACTGTGCCCACCAGTGCGCTGCCTACGGTCTGCTCGGTGACGGTTGCGGTGGGATAATCGTTGTAGTCCACCTCCTCGGCGTTAGTGTCGGACATCCAGATAAGGCGGTACATGAACTTGTACACTGCGCCTATCAAGACCTCGACAACGATAGCCATGTAGTCGGTGTCAGTCAGGTCGTCAACACGTGTGCCCTGGTTCATTGCATAGAGCACCATTGTGTTCTTAAGATCATCTGCGCACTCGTCGAGGAAAATTTCCCACTCTTTGGGTTGCCACAGCACCTTACGGGTGCTTACCCTCCAGTCTTGCGTCTGGGGGTCGCAACCCTGGCCTTTTTTTCCTACAAGGCCGCCGCCGGTGATGAAACCGACCTCCTTGTCATAGATGATGCCTCGATAGAATTGATGTATGGCTGATAGTTCGGGCAATTTCTCAATGCCCTCATACACCAACTCGTTAATGTCACGGATCTGCTCGGCGGAGAATGTGAAATTCGCCAAGTCAAAGTTGATTGAATTACTCATAGTCGTGTGATTTTTTGATTGATTGTGATTACTTCTTTTTGTCATTTTTCTTCTTGTTCAGTGCCTCACGAACGGCGTTCTTGCGTTCCTCGCTGGACTGTTCATCCTGCCTTCCGTCTCCGGCGGGCTGTCCGTTCATACGGTTGCCCGGCTGGTAGTCACTGCCAAGCTGACTCTTAAGATTCGTTATCTCGGCATCCCTTGCCGCGATTGTCTCGTTAGCGGTGTTCAACTCGTCTGCCTTTGCGTCACGCTCGGCGGTGAGGTTAGTTACCTGCTCGTTCAGTGTGTCACGCTCCTGTGTCAGTGTCTCCACCTGTGCCAGTGCGTTCTCTTTCTCACCCTCCAACTCCGCTATACGGGCGTTAAGGGCTTCAATCTCATTGGCGGGAGCGGCCTGTGCGCCGTTCTGC